ATGACTGCTCTCTCTGACGGACTGGGCACCAAGGTCTATATCGGCCCGATCGCCACGTCCGACGACACCTCCACCTATGCGAGCCTGACCGGCTGGAAGGAAATCTCGGAGGTCGAAAGCATCGGCGAGTTCGGCGATGCGGCGACGGCCATCACCTTTACCTCCCTGTCGTCCTCGCGCGTTCGCAAGCGCAAGGGCGCGCGCGACGCCGGCGATGTGGCCATCGTCTGCGCCAACCTGCCGGGCGACCCGGGTCAGGAAGCGGCCATCGCCGCCGAAGGCTCCAAGCATCGCTACGCCTTCAAGATCGTGGCGGCCGATGCGCCGACCGAAGCGGGCACGGACAGCGTCTTCTATTTCGGCGCCCTGGTCATGTCGAAGAAGCTGAACGTCGGCGCCTCCAACGCCGTCAACAAGCGCACCTTCAACCTGGCGATCGACACCGACATCGACGAGCAGGCTGCGGACGACGGCACGCCTTAAGCCGGCCCGACGACCCAAGCCCGATCACATTTGAAAACTCGACGGCAGGCCCGGCCTGCCGTCCCCTTTCCCCTGGACGACATCAATGGACCTATCTGCGCTCGACACATCGGAATTGGCCAATCTGGGAGCGATCCTGGAGTTGCGGGATCCGGCCGGCAATCCGGTCCTGCAGGACGACGGCTCGCCCGTGACCCTGACCCTGCTGGGCGAGGATTCGGAAGTGGTCACCAAGGTCAACAACCACAACGCCAACCAGTATCTGCGCGGCGCCTCGGGTTCGGGTCAGACCGTCACGGTCGAGATGAGCCGCACCAATGAGATCAACAAGTTCGCCGCCGCCACCACCGGCTGGTCGGGCGTGGTGGTGGACGGAGAGGCGCTGAAGTTCTCGGTCGAGGCCGCCAAGGCCCTGTACCGCCGTTTCCCCTGGATCCGGGATCAGGTGCGCGTCTTTGTCGGCGACCGCGCAAATTTCACGAAGGCCTCGCGCAAGAGCTGATCGCCTATGCAGGGGCGGTGCAGGCGGGACGTCGTCGCCTGCCGCCGTTCCCGGCGGCGCTGGGCCATGTCTGGTGGTGCTATTCGCAACTGGCGGGGACGCGGCCGGTCGCGCCGGTGGTCGCCCCCATCAGCTATGTCGAGATCGAGGCCTTCAATCGTTCGACCGCTGCCGCCCTGGCGCCATGGGACGTGCGCCTGATCCGCCGGATCGACGACCATGTCCGGGCGATTGTCCTGGGCGAGGCGAACCCTTCCAGCCAGATCAGCGTCTCCGACGGCAAGGGCGTGGCCGGCATGCTGCGCGGCATGGCGGCGCTGAAGAAGAAACGCGGGGACGAGGCCCGCAATCCGTCTGCGTCCGGCGCTGAGGCAACGCCGGACCGCAGGATGTCCCGATGACTGACCGGCCGTACGTGAGCCGGTTCAAACTTCCAGGCTCGCGAACGCGGGCCTCATTTTCCTTGGAGGCTGCATGGCAGACATAGCTGAGCTGAGCGTCCGCATTTCATCCGAAGAGACGCTGCTGGCTGCGGAGCGCGTGAAAGATCTTTCCGCCGTGGTTCGCCTGGCGAGCGCGGGGATCGACCGCATGGCGCGCGCCGCGCGCGGCATGGGCGACGCCATGGCCAAGTCTTTGGCGTCGATCGATGAAAGCGTGAAGCGACTTCTTGAACTGCAACAGGTCCAGATGGACGCCGCTGAGGCGGCCTTGGACCCAGCAATTGTCGATGCTCTCGTAAATAGTGCGGAGATCGGCGTGGATGCTTTTTCTCAGATAATCGGCAAAGCCAAAGAAGCCGGTATGTCGACGGGTGAAGCCTTGGCTCTTACTGGTCGCGTCGCGTTAGCTGAGTTTGCTCCCTTGGCGCCTATGCTTGGAGCTATTGGCGTGGCAGCGGTCGCCAGCTTTGTCAGCCTTAGCGCTGTCACTCGCGCCGCCGGGAAAGAGATCGGCGACCTGACTGCGGGTATGGGGTTGAGCGAAGAGCAGCTTAAGAGGCTGAAAGACCAAGGAATCTCTACGACCACCACCATGGGAGACGTGTTCCGAGGGGTTGGCGAGACCATAAAAGAAGTCTTCTTCGCCGCCTTTGGCGAGCAGATCGCATGGCTTGCTGGTGTTTGGGGTGGTTTCCTTACTTTTGTCGCTGAATCTATGTCGAGAAATGTTAAATTTGTTGTCGGATCATTTCTTGGTGCCTTCTATGTAATTAAAGACGTCTGGATGGCTCTTCCGGGAGTGATAGGCGATGCATTAATCACTGCCGCGAATGTTTCTATTAAATTCTTGCAAAACTTTATCAATAAATACGTCGATGAAATAAATGCAATTATCAGATTTGTTGGAGGGATCGCATCGAAGGTTCCGGCTTTAAGGGCCTTTGTTGTAAATGAAATTGAGCCATCAAATATTGATCCTATTCATAATCCATTTGCTGGATCGGTTCGTGATTTTCCAAATGTTATCGCGAATAGCTGGTCGCGAGGAATGCAGGATGCCGCAAATTTAGTTGAAGGTATTCTGAAGAGGTTTTTGGATAATATCCGATCGGCAGGCGAAGAACGTATTGAGAAGGGAGTTGTCGGTGTTCGCGGCCGGATTCCTGGACGTGACGGTCAGAACGTTCCGGGGATTATGCGAGACGGCTCCTCAATCCCTGATGCCGAAGGGAGGGCGCTTGCATCAACCACCGAGGTGACAGCGAGGGTGCAAGCGGGCGCAGCAGCAACGGCGAACGGACCTGTCGAGGTTCTGGAGCCGAGGCAGGATGCTGTGTTGAGGCCGCTTACGACGCAACTGCCCCATGCGTTGAAGCCGCTCCAACGCATTTCGAATGAGTGGAAAGAAATCGACAGGCATGCACAAGCGGCGGCAAGAAGCATGTCATCGGTCTTTGGCAAGAACGGCAAGGCGATGGGCGATCTGCTGACGCAGATGACTCGCTATCGGTCACAGATGGCCGACATCAATCTGCAAGAGAGTGAAAATCAGATCACGGAGGAGCAGGCGAACAAGAGTCGCGCCGAGCTTCAGATCCAAAGCTACGGAGACATGGCGGCCGCGGCCCGGGGCTTCTTCAAGGAGGGGTCCGACGGCTATCAGGCGTTGCTGGCTATTGAACAGGCCTATCGCGCCTTCCAGATGGCCCAGTCCCTTCAAGCCATGGCGCAAGGCTGGATGGAAACCGGAGCTTCGGTCGCGCAGAGCGGGACGAAGGGCGCGGCGTCCATGGCCGCCGGCGCCGCCAAGATGTTCGAGTTCCTGGGGCCGTTCGGCTTCCCTCTGGTGGCGGCCATGGTCGCTTTGCTGGCGGGCATCGGGCTGAAGGGCGGCAAGAGCGGCGGCGGGGGAGCCGGGGCCGGCGCAGGCGCAGGCGGAGGCGGCGCAGGCGCGCCCGCCAACGACAATGGAGGCAACGCCGAGGCCAGCACCGCCGCCGTGCGCGCCTATGACGCTCGCGACGCCCAGTCGCGCGATCAGGCGGCCGGCGCCGTGGCGTCCAAGATCGACGTGCGGGTCTCGGCCGACCGCGAGGGGCTCAACGCCTATGTCGTGGGGGCTGCGCAACGGGAGGCCGCGAATGTCGCGGCGCCCATGGCCGCCGCCGCAGCAGCGGGCGCCAAGCGCGACGTCTTCCAGACCATGAACGACCGGCAAGCCGGCAATCGAAAGGTGTCTGTCTGATGGTCAGATCACTGCCTTCAAGCCCTGAACCGCGCTCGCCCTTCACCTATGCGGTGATGCGGCTGAGGAACGACGTGACGTCGATGATCGGCGGCAATCGTCAGCGCAACCTGAGGAAGGGCGACCACTATGTCGTGGACTTCAACCTGCCGCCCATGGCGCCGGAAGAGGTCGGGCCCTGGCGCAAGCTGATGACGGCGGCGGACACCCTGCTGATGCGGATGCCGCAGCCGGGGTTCGATGTCGGAGCGCCGGGCGCGCCTCAAGTGAACGGCGGGCCGCAACTCGGCAGCCTGCTCGGGCTCAAGGGCCTGACGCCGGGCTACAAGATCCGTCAGGGCCAGTTCTTCAGCATCGTCACGGCGGATCGTCGGTGGCTGTATGCAGCGGATGCCGATGCGACGGCGGATGCGGCGGGGATCGTCTCCGTCCCGTTGGAGGTGATGATCCGGACGGCCCATTTCGACGGCGACGTCGTCGAGATGGCTGATCCCAAGATCGAGGGTCTTCCCCAGGTCGAGGAGGACGCCTTCACCGTCGCGGAGGACGGCCATGTCTGGCTGTCCTTCTCCATCGAGGAGCGCGGCTGATGGATGCAGCGCTTATCGCGGAACGCCGAAAGGGCGTATCCATCCGTTGCGTCCTGGTCCGCATCGCGGCGCCTGACGGCGCCATCTGCTGGACCGACGGCGGCGTGGCGGTCTTCGATTCCGGCCGCGGCCCGGAGATCTATTACGGCGAACATCCGACCTATGGATTGTTGTCGACGGTCGGCGGCGTCTCCAACGGCGCCGGCGACCAGACCAGCCGGCCGAGCCTGGATCTGTTTCCCAAGGACGACGCGGCGGCGGCGAAGCTGGCTTCGCCCCTGATCCAGGGATCGCCTGTGTCGATCTGGACCGGGGCGATAGGCCGGGAGACGGGTCTGCTGATCGGCGCGCCCAAGCTGGAGTTCGTCGGTCAGGTCGACCAGCCTGCCGTCAACGCGGGTCAGTCGCTGAGCATGAGCATGCGGTTGATCACCGACGGAGCCCTGCAGAAGGAGGCCAATGCGGACTACCGGCAGAACCATGCCGCCCACATCCGCACCTGGCCCGGCGAGAACGGCTACCTGAATGTTTCCAATGCGGTGGAAGCCGCGCGATCCATGGAGTGGCGCACGTGACCAGGACCATTGGCGAACGGCGCGCCGACGCCGTGGCGGCCTGCCGCGATCGCTTCGTCGGCAAGACCTATGATCCGTCGGCGAACCGCGATTGCCTGCGTCTGGCCGGCCATGCCGCCCACAAGATGGGGCGGAAGGTCAGCCTGACGAAGGGGCTGCGGTATTCATCGGAGGCGGGCGGATTGCGGATGATGCGCAAGCTGGGGTTCGCCTCCCTGCTCGACGCGGTGGACGCAGCCGGGTTCCAGCGGATCGCGCCGGCCATGACGCGTCCGGGCGACCTGATCGCGCTGAAGACGGAGACGGACAACGCCTTCGGCTGCGCTCTGACGGTCGCCTTCGACAACGGGAGGGTCATCGGCTTCTTAGACGGCGTCGGCGCCGTCTGCCGCGTGGACGACCCTGACGCCTACATCGCCGCCTGGCGCATCGTCGACGACGGTCGCCAGGAATCCGGGACGTCGGAGAACGTCCCCATCGACACGAATTAGAAGGTCGAGAAATGCCTCAAATTATTTTCGGCGTCGCGGCTGCGATCACGACGGTGACGAGCGCAGTCGTGGCTGCGGGCCCTCTGGCGGTGGCGGCCTTCAACGCAGTCAATATTGCGGGAGCCGCGGCGCTTATCGGCGGCGCGTTACAGGCGGTGCAACCGCAGGTGAAATCGTCCAGCACAGCGATCGAGTGGACAGCTGATCCCAACGCGCCCAACCGCTTCGCCTTTGGGCGCGTGGGCGGAGCCGGCAACATCATCCACAACATCACCTATGGTCCCGACAAGATGTTTGTCGGTTTCGTCGGCGTCATGTCGGCCTCTGGTCCGATCAAGTCCTGGGTCGGCTTCAAGGCGGATGACGCCTATGTCGCTTTCGACGGGAACGGTAAGGCCGTCACCAGCCAGTACGCCAACGAGATGTGGGTGCGTCGGCAACGCGGTCTTCAGCCCGAAGCCGGGGCGCTGACTTCTCCATCGGAGCTGAAGCACGGCGCGACGATGCCCATGTGGGGCGCCGGCTACAGGCTGAGCGGCAAGGCCGCCTATATGTACACCCTGTCCGAGAACTCGAAGCGTTCGGCCTACAAGGGCAAGGTGCCGACCGGCATCCATGTGATCGAGGGGCTCTACTGCTATGATCCTCGCCGCGACAGCACCTATCCCGGCGGTTCGGGCGCGTGCCGGTTGGAGAACCCGACCACCTGGGTCTATTCGACCAACGCCTATATCCACGCCCTGAACTGGGTCATTGGGCGATGGGAGGGGCCGGGATCCGGCGCCTATGGCGCGCCCTATACGACGACCAAGGTCGGAGGCATCGGCGCGCGACCGGAATCGATCGACTTCGCGGCCTTTGTCGAAGGGGCGAACGTCTTTGACGAAAACGCCTGGGTCTGCGCCGCATGGCCGGACGCCGACGAAGGCAAGGCCGCCGTGCTGGAGAGCTTCCTGCAGGCAGGGGGCGGCATCTATGCTGAACGCCAGGGCCGCATCAGTTGCATGCATCGGGCGGCGCCGCGCACCTCGGTCGTGACGGTCACGACCGACGATACGGCGGGCACGATCGAGTACGACACCACGACTTCGCTGTTGGAACGCATCAACACCATCCGGCCGGAGTACTGGTCGGAGGCTCATGGCTGGCAGATGGTCGCCACGGAGGAGGTGACGTCCAGACAGTGGCGTGAGGAAGACGGACAAGGCGTGGCCGTCACTCGCTCCAAGGGCATGCAGTACAACTATGTGCCTGGCTCCAAGCAGGCGCGCGAGTTGGCGGCGCTGGAGATCGCCCATACGCGGGAAGGCATCCGCGGCACGGCCACTCTGCGGCACTATCTCGACCTGGACGTGGGCGACTGTTTCACCTGGGAGGCGCCGGAGGCGGTGCTGAACGGTCGGAAATGCGTCGTGCTCAACGTCGACGCCGACCTTGAGAACGACGTCATCAACATCACCTTTGCGTCGGAAAGCGACGGCAAGTATCCGTTCGCCTTCGGTCAGGCGGATGCGCCGCCGCCGGCGCCGGGGCTTCAACCCTACGACCCTGTCGTCAGCGCGCCCCTGCCGGAGGATTGGACGGTCACCGTCCGCCCGCCCGCGACGGGGGGCGGGCAACTGCCGGGCTTCGACCTAAGCGGCGTCGTCAGCAATGAGACGGCGACGGCCATCCTGGTGGAGCACGGTCCAGCGACGTCCGGCCCTTGGACGCAGGTCTATCAGGGACCGCCGACGGTGACGAACTTCCCGATCGACGGGCTGCAGCCGGGCGCGACCTATTATGTCGCGGTCCAGTATCAGCGGAACCAGAACTATTCCGATCGCCAGATCTACGGCCCCTATACCGCGCCGCCGCTGGTGTCGGACAACACCGCCAATGTGGGCGGTCTGCCCGCGACGGAGGTCGTGCGGAAGATCGAGGATCTTCTGGTCGATGTGGATGCTCAAGAGGCGACGATCGGAGCCGTCAGCGCCAAGGCGACCAAGGCGACGGAACTGGCGGTGTCCGCTCTGGCGGTCGGCGCGGTCAACGCCAACTCGCGGTTCGGGCAGACGTGGGAAAGCGGGGCAATCCCCCCTGGCTTCGCGGACTGGGATAGCGGGTGGCTCACCGCCCGGGAAGGGCCGATGGACGGGCCGCATTCGCTGGCCTTCAACAACGTACCCGAAAATCAGAACAGGGGTGTTCAGCAGCATGCGGCCGTCTCGCCGCAGATGGCGACGCTGTCGCCGGGATGGTGGGTTCTCGAAGCATCGGCTGAGCTGAAAGCCGGATCATTGCGGGGCGCGGGTCTGTTCGTCCAGACCTTCGGCGACGACAGCTTTACACTGCGCTTCAGCCATGATCCCGATACTTCGGGCGTCCCGCCTATTGATGGCGTCGTCGGGCGAACCTATCGCTGGTCGAAGCTGATCCAGGTTGCTGCGGGCGAGCCCCGTCACGCCATCCTCTACACGATGGCGAATTGGACGGGGTTCGGCGCTGGCATGCCTGCGAAGTCCATCCGCTTCGGCGAAGTGGTGTTGCGCCCCGCGTCTGCTGCCGAAGTCGAAACAGGCCAGGCGCGCGGGTCATTTCCGACCGTCAACGCCCGGATCACCGAGGAGGCCGCTGTCACGGCGGGCCAGATCGGGGCGTTGGCTCAGCGCGCCACCACCCTGGAAAGCCTGTCGCGCAACCATCCGAACCTGATGCGGAACAGCGACGCCGCTCAGGGCATGCGGTATCATGAAGCGTTCGGGGTATGGGCCAACTTCTACGATGCCGCCTATGGGCCGATCTTCGGAGCGCTCGGCGGCGGCGACTACAGCTATTGGGTGTCGGACCGCATAACGGTCTACAGCAACACCGCCTACTCCGTTTCGTGGGAAGGGGATGGCGGCGCCCAGCCTGACGCGGTCATCATGTATATGACGTTCTTCCGCGCCGACGGGACGATGATAGCGGACGGCCAGTATCAAACGAACTTCGTCGGCGTCAGCTGGGATAAGCGGAAGTCCTTCAGTTTCGGGACGCCTGTCGATGCCGTCACTATGAAAGTCATTTGCCGGAAGGCCGGAACGAACACGGTCCCCGCCTTCAACGCCTTTTTCAGCCGCGTCATGGTCAACGTCGGTTGGACGCCAGTCGCGTGGAACGACACCGCTTCGGCCCGCGACACGGCCGCCCGAGTGACGGCGGAGGAGCAGACCCGCGCGACGGCGGATCAGGCCTTGGCGCTGCGGACGACGACGGTCGAGGCGATGGTGGGCGGCGGCAATCTGCTGACGCGGACGGCGTTTCCGGAGGCGTGGTGGACAAGCAGCGACACGAAACATCCCTGGGGCGTGTGGACCCCGACGCCCGGCGATTACGTCTGGGGCACGGTCAATGACGTAGCGCATCCGGGTTGGAGGCTGCCTGGCGAGACGGGCCTGTATTCGGAAGACCATAAGCCCAATACGGCGGGCCGCTTGTGGCAATGGCATTGCTGGATCGACAACATCGAACCGGGCAAGACCTACATGGGATCAGCCCTGACCGGCGCTCACCGTTGCGCCGTTCAAGTTCATCTCGAATGGTACGACCGCAACAATGTCGGCCTGCAGGGGCAGGACCTTTGGCCAGATAACTATCAGAATAATAACGAAAAGCAGGGCGGCCAGGTCATCGGAGACTGGAAGCGTATTTTCATGCGCGCCAAGGCTCCGCCGGGCGCTGCCCGCGCGGTCATCGTTTTCCGCCACAACTCCACCTTGGCCGGGTCGAACGACAGCTACATGTTCGTCACCCGGCCAATGTTTGAGGAGTGTGCGCCGAACGCAACCGCGCCTTCGCCCTGGACCGCTGCGACGCTGGAGGCGCGCCAGGTTGCGACCGAGGGCGCGACGGCGACGGCGACGGGGCGCACCAAGGTCTGGTCGCAGAAGGTGCTGAACGCGGGTGCGGGCGCGCAGGTCTTCAGCCGCATGCTCGCCGAGGACGACAACGGCGTCACGACGTCCGACGTCGCCTTCGGGGCCAAGACCATCTCGCTCTACAACCCGTCGTCATCGGGCGACGATTGGCGGTTGGCGATGTTGGTCGAGAACGGCAACGCCATCTTCACCGGCGGCCTGCGGGCGGGGGCCTTCATCAAGTTGGGCTCCGGCACGGGCTGGGCGGTGGCGCTGCAATCCAAGTCGTTCCCTGCTGCCGATGGCGGGGCGATCAGCTTCGGCGCGGACCTGGGCGCCCTGCCGTCTTATGAGTTCGTGCGGGACAACCTGCTGCCCCTCAACAGCGGGGAGACCTACAACCTCACGCTGGCCAATCTGACGGCCGTTGGGGCGACACTGTCGGCGAAGATCAATGTCCCGGGCGCTCCGGGCGGGGTCAGTCTGCCGGGTAATGGGACCGTGCAGCCTTCCGGACCTCGGTATCAGGTGGAGCGCGGGGCCAACCCTGAACCTGCTGACGGACAATACGGCATCCGCGTGCAGGTGACGCACACGGGCCAGTATTGGGACATCAACATGGAGCCCGGCTCATGGGAGGGGCAAATCACGGTCGGCATCTGGGCGAGAAAGGCCGGCGTCTGGAGCGAGGTCGGCACGATCAGCTCCTACGCCTACGGCTACGGGGACGGTAGCAGCAGCGCTTGGCGGACCTACTACAAGACCGTGACGGAGATGCAGGTCATGCAGCTTGGGTCCGGCGTCGAGGCCTTCGGGGCCGTCATGAAGGGGTATGGCGGCAACAACAACAGCAACAGCAGCCTGCACTACCTCGGCTCCATTACCTGGACGACGCCGGGAACGCCGGGCGGCACGCGCAGCGCCTTGGCTCCAGGCGCGACAACAACCGTGATCGTGAGGCCGCAAAACTGATGACCCGTCGCACCATGCAAGACTTCCTCCGATCCATCGGAAAGCCCGGCGTTACGCCGAAGATCACGGCGTGCTGCGGGCAACTGCGCGAGCCTTACGCCATCGTCGAACTGACGCCGGAAGAGGAGGAGCGGCTTGGCGTCGCCTGGGCTTGCGGCGCCTGTCTGGCAGGACCGCCGGTCGAGACGGCTTCCGTGGTCGATCTCGACAATCCCTGGGGCGACAACGAAGTCGCCAATGGTGTTCGTGCGACGCGATGGCGAATGCTGCAGGCCAGCGATTGGACACAGGTTCCAGATACGCCGTTGCCGATCGAAAAACGTGACGCCTGGAGCGTCTATAGGCGAGCGCTCCGCGACATCACGGAGACCTTCGATACGCCGACGGATGTGGTTTGGCCCGAATCTCCGCCCCAGAGGAGCTGA